CGGAGGAGCTTTTCTCTGATGATTTCAAAGGTTTTGATTTCGTTATAGGAGATAAGACAGTTAAGTTTTCACCTGGAGATGTTAAGGAGACTAAGAAAATTCAATCAGATGTTTCAAACTTCATATCTAAGTATATAGATGCAAATGGAATGATATCTGATCCTGTTGGTTACCACCGTTCATTAGCAGCTGCTATGAATCCAGAGAAGATGGCCACGTTCTTTTACGAACAGGGCAAGGCTGAAGCGTTATTAGATAATGCAAGAAAAATTAAGAACATTGACATGGATACCAGGAGTACTCCGCAGTCAATCAGCCAGGGTGGATTCAAAGTTGTAGCTACTGACAGTGATAGCGGAAGAGGACTAAAAATAAAAAGTAATAGAAACAATTAAAAACACAAAAAATGGCTGGAACATTACAGAGCACCCCAGGGTACTCATTACAACCAAGTGCTACAAGACAAACGTTAAGCACTAACTACATTACAGACTTCAACTTCTTGAACCAGTATCTTCCTGATACATACGAGAAAGAATTCGAACGTTACGGAAATCGCTCAGTAGCATCTTTCTTAAGAGCTGTTGGAGCTGAGATGCCATCTACTTCAGACCTTATCAAGTGGGCTGAACAAGGTCGTCTACACACTAAATATGTTGACTGTTCTACTGACGCTTCAGTTGGTGGAGACACTGCAACTATTACAGTTAATGACACGTTATCTGGATCAGGATCTCAGATTGCTTTTAGAAAAGGACAGACAGTTTTCTTGTCATCTAATAACACAGCTGCTAACTCAAACAAAGCTATAATCACAGACGTTGATTATACTGCTGGTACTTTTGATGTTGCTTACTACGAAGGTGGAGGTCAAATGTTTGGAAACACTGCTCAAATCACTGCATTTGTATATGGTTCTGAATACAGAAAAGGAACAGAAGGTCAAGAAGATTCTATCGAAGCTCAAGACGACATCTTCGAGAACAGTCCAATTATCATCAAAGATAAGTACGCTGTTTCTGGATCTGATATGGCTCAGATTGGATGGGTTGAGGTTACAACTGAGAATGGAGCTACAGGTTTCTTGTGGTACATTAAATCAGAGCACGAGACTCGTTTGCGTTTCGAGGATTACTTAGAGATGGCTATGATCGAGGCAGTTCCTGCTGAGACTGGGTCTGGAGTAGCTAACGCTGGTAGCAATCCAAAGTATGGTAACAAAGGATCTGAAGGTTTGTTCTACGCTGTATCTCAAAGAGGTAACGTGTGGGCTGGTGGAAATCCAACTGCATTAGTTGACTTTGACGCTATCATCCAACGTCTAGACAAGCAAGGTGCTATCGAAGAGAACGTATTGTTCATCAACCGTCAGTTCTCTTTCGACATTGACGATATGTTGGCTGAACAAAACTCTTACGGAGCAGGTGGTACATCTTATGGTTTGTTTGATAACGACAAGGAGATGGCATTGAACTTAGGGTTTACAGGTTTCCGTAGAGGTTATGACTTCTACAAGACTGACTGGAAGTACTTAAATGATGCAGCCCTTAGAGGTGGTATCGTTGGTGGTGCTATCAATGGTGTATTAGTTCCAGCTGGATCTACTACAGTATACGATCAAGTTCTTGGTAAAAACGCTAAACGTCCATTCTTACACGTACGTTACAGAGCTTCTGAGACAGAAGACAGACGTTACAAGACTTGGATCACAGGTTCTGCAGGTGGAGCACAAAACTCTAGCTTAGATGCAATGGAGGTTCACTTCTTATCTGAGAGAGCTTTATGTACATTAGGAGCTAATAACTTCTTCTTATTCGCAAACTAGAATACCTTAATATTGGACACGGCGATTATCGCCGTGTTCTTTTTAATAAATTAAATCACATCAAATGAAAAATCAAGCAGTATCAGTAGATAAGATCTACATTCTAAAGGGAGACTCAACTCCACTTACTTACATGTTATCATCAAGAAACACACGTAGAGCACCTCTACTTCACTTCGATGGAACATCAAACAGGGCATTACGTTATGCCGTAAATCAAAAATCACCATTCGAGGAAGAACAGGACGGAAACTCTATACTAGAGCCGATTGTTTTTGTTGATGGGGCACTAGTTGTTCCTAAAACAAATCCAGTTCTACAGCACTTCTTATCTCTACATCCAGGATATGGAGATGTCTTCGAAGAGGTTAACAATGAGCAGAATGCTGCAAGCGATATCGAATACTTTAACGCAGAACTAGACGCTCAGTTAGCAGCTAGAGACTTAAATGTTGAGATGCTAGAGGCAGTTGCTAGAGTTTTATTAGGTGCAAACATCGAGAAGATGTCTACAGCAGAGCTTAAGAGAGACGTGTTTGTTTATGCAAGGTCGTACCCATCAGATTTCTTGAATATGCTTAACGATCCTATGTTAAAGTTACAGAATACCTGCGCTAAGTTCTTTGAGTACAATATAATTGTTATGAAGAATAAGGACAGAGACATCTACTTTAACTTACCACAAAATAAGAAGAAAATACTTACCGTTCCATACGGAGAGGATAAGAACTACATACTTGCATCATACCTTCAGACAGACGAAGGGATTGAGGTCTTAAAGTTATTAGAGAATAACATCAAGTAATTCAAATTAAACACTCCAAAATAAGGGGTGTTTTTTTTTGCTATCTTTGTAAAAAGTTTTTAATAATGATAGACTCAGTAAGAAACACAGTCCTGGCTGCTGTAAATAAAAATAATTTTGGATACATAACCCCAGATGACTTTAATTTATATGCTAAGCAGGCACAGATAGATATATTTGAAGATTATTTTTACCAGTACAACACGTGGATAAATAAGATGAACAATAGACAGTCTGGTACTGGATATGCGGACATGGTTAAACTTGTAGAGGAGGTAATAGATAGCCTATCTTCTACAGCAACACTTGATCCACTTGGGTTAGGTTCAAACATATTCGAGCTTCCTGAGGACTACTACTACTCAAACACAATTAGATACGGTTCAAAGGAGATAGATAGACTGTCACATGACAAGGTATTAAACCTGCTTTCGTCTAACCTAACGTCGCCATCTAAGTCATATCCAGCCTACACTCAGGAGGGGAACTACATTACTGTGTACCCAGATACAATTACATCTAATGTTAAGTCTCAGTACATAAGAATACCAAAGGATCCTAAGTGGACATATATAATGGTTAATGGGGCTCCTATATTTAATCAAAATAGTGACTACCAAGACTTTGAGCTTCCTCTTACTGACGAGCCTCTACTAGTAGCAAAGATATTAAAGTATGCTGGCCTATCTATTAGAGAGGGTGATGTGTACCAATTTGGCACTAATGAGCAGAATAGTAATAAACAAATACAAGGATAATAATGGCATACTTAACTGGTTATCAGTACTATGAAAATTCTGGAGAGAATCCAGAGGGAGAGAACTGGGGTTCGTACCAGTACCTGTCTCTAGAGGATGTTGTAAATAACTTTATGTTGATGTATGTTGGTAACGACAAGTTAATAAACAACGTGTCAAGATACAATGTACTGTTCCATGCAAAGAGAGGTATTCAAGAGATAAATTACGATGCACTTAAGGAGATAAAGGTTCTTGAGATAAGTATATGTGACGACCTTAAGTTTGTTCTTCCAGATAATTATGTAAACTACGTAAGGATTTCCTTATATAAGGACGGCATACTTCGTCCACTTACAGAGAACATACAGACAAACTATAGTAACAGTTACCTACAGGACAACAACTGTAGAATTTTATTTGATCAGGATGGTGATATCTTAGAGGGTACGTCTATTATGGACAACGATAGAATAACTAACCAACAGAAGACTATGTATCCAGGATCTGGTCCGTTTAGTGGCAGAGAGGGTTTCAATTACAATGGAATGTGGTACTTCGACTACCCTATTGGTTCTAGATTTGGTCTTAATACAGAAACAGCTAACATTAATCCTACATACAGAATTGATAAGAAGTCTGGAGTTATAAACTTTGGTTCTGGAATGGCTGGTGAGCTATGTATCCTTGAGTACGTTTCAGATGGTATGGAGAATGGCGACGACTCTAGCGTAAGTGTAAACAAGATGGCAGAGGAGTTTATATATGCTTATATTAAGTACCAGATACTTAACTCTAAGTTCGGTGTTCAGGAGTACGTTGTACAGAGAGCCAAGAAGGAGAAGACCGCTATACTAAGGAATACCAGAATAAGAATTGGAAATATTCACCCAGGCAGACTTCTTATGAACATGAGAGGTAAAGATAAATGGATTAAATAGATATGGCAGATGCACTAAATACAGCTGAGGCATTATTCTATGCTGGTAAAATGAATAAGGATCTTGACGAGAGATTTATTAAACCAGGTGAATATATTGACGCTTTAAATATAAGAATTGGATCATCAGAGCTTGGAGCCTCTAGCAACTCAGACTTAGGAAGTGTTGGTGCTATAGAGAACTCTAAGGGAAATACTCTACTAACACCAAACATACAGTACATAAGTGGTGATGCTAGATGCATAGGTGCGTACGAGGACAGTTCAAACGAGACCATATATTGGTTTGTAACATCTACAGATGCTGACCTTGTCTTGTCATACAACACAAACACTAGCACTTTATTTTACCACCTAGTATCTTTATCGTTAAATCCTATTTTAAAATTCGATAAGGATTACCTTATAAATGGTATAAATAAGATTGACGACTTATTGTTTTGGACGGACAACTTGAACCCTCCAAGGAGAATTAATGTAAAAAGCAGTTACGCTACATTTGATGAGAGTGACATATCTGTAATAGTTGCTCCACCTATGAGCGCTCCAGAAGTTTCGTTATATGACTCTGGAGGAGATGAGAACTATGTTCTAGAAAAGTTTTTATCTTTTTCTTATAGATACAAGTACAATGACGGAGAGTACAGCGCTCTTTCTCAGTTCTCAGACATAGCATTTGAGCCTAGACAGTTTGAGTTAGATTACAATAATTTTGAAAATTTAGGGATGACAAATTCTTTTAATTCAATAATTATAAAGTTTAACACTGGGCCAAGACAGGTTGTTGGAATTGACATATGCTTTAAGGCTTCAGACTCAAATATAATAAATGTAATAGAGAAGTTTGATAAGAAAAAAGAAGAGTGGATTGACAATAAACCAACGTCATTAGTATTTACAAATAGAAAGATATATACTGTACTTTTAGAGAGTGAGTTGTTGAGATTATATGATAATGTCCCTAGGATAGCAAAGGCTCAGACATCTATTGGAAATAGGATAATGTATGGGAACTACGTAGATGGATACGATGTAGGTCAGGTAAACTATTCACTAGATGTTGTAAGCACATATGCATCAGAAGACACGGTAAATGTTACATATAGTAATGGAATTCTATATACAATAGATACGACTAAAAATATTCCGTTATCTATGTTAAATATAGATCTTACAGGAAAGAGTTTAAAAAAAGATTATGCATTAATAATTAATTTTGAAATTATACATGACTCGTACTCTGGAAATCCTGCGTTTAATACTACTGAATCTCCAGGTCCAGGTTCTGCAAATAACTTTTCATATTCGTTTATTTTTGTATTGTCAAAAGACTATAGCTCTGTATTTGAGATGGCTACAAGTCAGGAATTTAAAGACGCCGTATCTACACACAAGCCATACGCTGATGCAACTAAAGGGAACTCTCTAACAGATGTGTATAACAGGGATAAAGTTGGAAAACCAGGTGACGGAACATATCCTCAGTGGGACGATATAGATAGTGGAATAACATCGATAGGAGGGGCGTTCTTAATAGATGCTACACCAGGTAGCAATATAATTGGGATACAGTGCCCTGCTGTAAAATTTGAAACAGAGTTTCCAACTGGGACTTTTTTATATGCGTATCAGTACTTTAAGAATTCAGTTACAGATGCTTTTTTTACCAAATTAGGAGCTAAGAGAAGTTTACACAGTAATAGAGATTACGAGCTTGCAATTGTGTATATGGATAATTATCTAAGAAGTTCTACAGCTCTTGTTGATACAAATAACACAGTGTATATAGGTCCTGATAATTCAGACTCTATAAATAATATTAGGGCTACAATATATAGCCGCCCTCCTGATTGGGCTACAAAATATAAGTTTGTTCTAAAGCAGTCTGTATCTTCTTATGAGACCGTGTATTCAGGATTATTTTATCCTGATACTGCAGAAGAGGTATGGTTTAAATTAGAGGGTGAGAATAGACAGAAGGTAGTTGAAAATCAAACGCTTATAGTTAAGTCTGACACAAATGGTATTGTTAACAATCTTATTGAGACAACTGTTTTAGGTCTTGTATCTCAGCCTAATAATTTTATAATCGGAAATAAGAATGAGGGTGGTTCAGAGATAATTGAGCCTTCAGGATTGTATATGAAACTTAGACCGTCAGGTTTTTCTGCAGAGTATGATCCTGACTCATTTAGATGGCCTGGACGTATAGCTAATAGAAATTACGTTCAGTATTACTTTGATGAGTTAAATCCAGAATTTAAACCACTTATAGCCGTATCTCCAACAAATAGACAGTATAGACCATTTGTAATTCCTGCTGGAAGTCAGATATCTTTTTACGTTCATGCGGATAGGGCATATAGAGGAGGCAGTTGTGATAGTTATTTTTACACATACTCAAAAAATTTTGTATCAGGAAACGACTACGACAATATGTTCGACTGGTTTAATGCAGAGGGACCTAATCTGAATGAGATGACTCAAGGTGGCGGAGAAGGATCTCTTGGTGATCCAGTTGTCCGTACAACATTTTTAGGATGGTCAACATCTTCTGGACCAGTGGTTGGAGATAAAGTTTTAAAGGCTTTAAGTGGAAACTTTGTAAATAATTTTTTATTTCAGGCAGAGAATGCAGACACTGGAGACATAGAAATAGATAAATACGGACTTACTTATGAACAGGGAAGGCTTAGGTTTGTTGCAACAACAGGAATGCCTGGATGTAGTAGTCCAAATGGAAGAAGGTCTATGGTTAATGTAGATATAAAGGTTCAGACGGCAGCTGGAGTTTTAATATTTGAGACTAAAGCAGAGCCTTCAAACGGTGAGATATACTTTGAGAACAGTCAGAGCTTTGATATAGTTGATGGGTATCACATGAGTGGAAATAGAGATAATGATCAGAATCAGACTGAGTCTCAGAATGCGATTATAGACTTAGAATTCTTTAACTGTTTCTCATTTGGAAATGGAGTTGAGAGTTATAAGATAAAAGACACTCTAACTGGAGCTCCATTCTACTTAGGTAGCAGGGTTACTGCAGTATCTCAGGAAGACTTTAAGGAGGCTCACAGGTACGCTGGTATCACATACAGCGGTATATATAACGCAGAGACAAATCTAAATAAACTTAACGAGTTCAACCTAGCCCTTGTAAACTGGAAGGACTGTGAGAAGTCGTTCGGACCAATTAATGTGATGCATGGAAGGAAGACAGATGTACTTGTGCTTCAAGAGGATAAGGTATCAAATGTGCTGGTTGGTAAGAACTTACTTTCTGATGCAGCTGGAGGTGGAGCAATAACAGCTACTCCAGAGGTACTTGGAACTCAGATAGCAAGGATAGAGGAGTACGGTATAAGTGGCAACCCAGAGAGTTTTGTTGTTTATGGATATGACTCTTACTTCACTGATACAAAGAGAAATGTAGTTCTTAACTTAAAGGGAGACGACTTAATTCCTATATCTAGTTACGGAATGAATAACTGGTTTAGGAACCAGTTCAAGGGTAGATTTGGATATCAAAATATAGGAGGATACGACCCATATATGAAGGAGTACGTGCTAACCCTTAGTGACAATAAGTTACCATCTGAGCCTATACTATATAACTGTGGAACAACAATATCTCAAGATAATATATCAACTCCATTATTTTTCAATGTTGAGGTTGGAAGTTTAATAGGAGATGTTGTACTTGATTATAACTTCTCTTCTGGATCATCTAGTATAATTGTAAGATATAATGGCATTGAAGTTATAAACGAGATAATGACTGGAAGTGGATTCTATTCTTTTTATAAGTCACTAATAGAACCATCTGTAATAGAGGTTGAGATGTCTCCTGTAGGTGCTACATATAGTTTACTATTTAACTGTGCTGAATCTGAAGAGATTACTGTAGTTAGAGTTGTATTGAACTCCGTTGATGACATAGGTAAGACAATACATAATAACTATAACTGGACGCTTGGACCTCATACAAGTTCAACTAATACTGACTTTGTAATAATGGAGAGCGACACTGTGTCTCTATACGATGAGGATACAGCGATGGCATCTTTTGGACCTATACCTGCGTTTGGAAGTACAGTTAAGATGAGCTCTAATAAACTAACTGACGACACGTTTGTATTTGATAATAATAACTTTAAGTATCTAGTGTCTGACACTCTATACTCAGAGAGTGAGATTAACTTATTGAAGGGTGAACTAGATTTAGCAGTTCCAGTATCTAACCCGTCAACTGGAAACTACGAGGCTAGCTTTTTATACGATAACCCAAACAGATACAAGTACCTATACTTGGTTTGGGACTATTCAATAAGCACAGAGACAGACCTATGTTACGATTATAATTCTTATATTCAAGCGTGTTTTTGTGCTCCTAATGTAATAACTGTATCTATAACCAATGTAACTGAAACTACAGCTACGTTTAACGGTAACTTTACAAATAATGGCGGAGATACTCTTGCTGTTAGAGGTTTTGTATACAGCACAGGCCCAAACCCAACAACTGCAAACAGTGTAATAACAGACGTAACAGGAGTTGAAGGAACATACTCATTAAATGCTACTACACTAAATAGTGGAACTACTTACTACGTTAGGGCTTACGCTATAGTGTTTGGTGATACTATATATGGTGATGATATACCTTTTACAACCACATCTGTAATTACTTGTGATGTTGAGATAATTTCTACTGTAACAACAGATCCTGATAATATACCAGGTGACAATGGAACTGCAACAATAATATTTGAAGGAGGAGTTGGACCGTTTACATACGAATTAAACTCTATAGCACAAGGAGCCGCAGTGTCTCCATTAGTTATAAATGGACTACAAGCATCTACATCTTATACTGTTGAAATAATAGACAGTAATGACTGTAGTGATAGTGTAACTTTTACATTAGGAGAAAGTACATTCTATTTTGATGCAGATTATATAATGTTAACATATGAGTTTACAGATGGACTAGACCTTGATACAAGAACTAGAATAGCTATTCCTGACATTGGACAAGATACACAGCAAGAATATATAGGATGGGATCTAAAAAGTGTATGGCCTATTACTGGCACACCAATATTAACTTGGGGAGGAGATAACCAAGGTGTAGGATTTGAATCTGTATTAATAGATGTTAATCAATTTAAAATAAATTATCCATCAGCAACTAACTTTGTTATAGATGCTAGATGTTTCTGGTTTAATACAGTTGGTATTAATCCTGTAAATGTAGCTGCTACATTGTGGAAAGGTGGAACTCCTATAAAAGATGGATGTTATCAAGGACAATATTATTGCTGGACAAATCCAACAGCAACTAATTCAGGTAATATAGATTCTGTTGGCATTGTAATTACAAGTGATGGACTTCCTACCAAATCATTATCTTCAGGTCAAAGAGCTGCAACATTAACATATGACCTAGTAACAAAGATAGGTGTATTAAATAACAATGATACAACAACACCTAGTGTTTAATAAAATATTAATATGTATTATATAAACTCGATAAGTTTTTCAAACGCAACATCAGTATACCTGGATGACTTGCTAACTATCATAGCTCCAGACGGGTACTACTCCATAGATGGTGTTTATAGAAATCAGATAAATGGATTGTTATCAGACACTGCCATGTGTCCATCTGTAGTCACTGTGTCTGTAACTAACTTAGCTGAAACTACAGCTACGTTTAACGGTAACTTTGTAAACAACGGTGGAGATAGCACTGCTGTTAGAGGTTTTGTGTACAGTACAAGTCCTAATCCAACTACAGCTAATAGCGTTATTACTGACACTGTAAGAGCTCAAGGTACTTACTCACTAAATGTCACTGGATTAGGCGTTTATACTACATACTATGTAAGGGCATATGCCATAGTGTTTGGTCAGACTATATATGGAAACCAGCTTAACTTTACAACAGTAGTTATAGTTCCTTGTGATGGAGAAGGAGATGCTGGAGGACGTGAATTAAGTGACCAATACGTTAACTTAAATTCAACAGGTGGCGTAATTGTATTTCTTTTTGATCCTATTGGACAGGTTGATAAACTAGAGATTTACCACGGTTTCCCACAAAACGGAGGAGTAAACAAGAAGGCTACAACATCTCAATCAGCTACAGGAACTTATGGTGGAAACTATGGACCATTTGATAACGTATGGGGAACGCTTCCTTCTAATTCATTACCAAATAGTACAAACCTACCAGTGGATCAGTTTATAGGAACAAATAAAGGAACAGTTCCTACAAGACAATCACAATACACAAGTGATACTGGATATGTTGTGTCGTCTATGACTGTAGGAGGTCGTACATATGATCAGGTTGTTTGGTGGAAGTACACTGCTGCAGATTACTTAATAAGTAATGTAGCTACTATTAGGGCTACAGGTGGCTCATCAGGAACACGATGGTATTCAGTTAGACTATGTCCTTAATAAAATAACAATATGGCAAACACACTAGCATACAGCGACTCGTCTCAGGGGTGGACATCATTCTTCTCTTACATACCAGAGAAGATAATAGGGATGAACAGCTACCTCTATACATTTAAGGGTGGAAACCTGTGGAGACACAACGTAAACGAGACAAGGAACCAGTTCTATAACTATCAGTTTACGTCAAAGGTGACTGGTGTATTCAACGTGGAACCAAACTCTGTTAAGAACTTCAACACGTTTGTAACTAACGACGATAACCCTTGGGACTGTACGTTCTACACGGATCTTTCTAAGGGTACCGCTGCTGCATCTCAATTTGTTGAGAAGGAGGGTGGATACTTTGCGTACATACGTGGGGCTTCAAATAGTAACGACCCTAAGCTGAGGTCTAACCACGGTATTGGTGTACCAGTGTCTGTTGATGACTCTATTATAACTGCAGTTGTTGTAACATTTGCAGGAGATATAGGAAGCATAATCAGTACAGGTAGCGAGATATACGCTGGAGCGATAGATACGGTACTGAATACAGTACCTTCAACACGGTTCATAGGTACTATTACATCAAGGACAGCTAAGTCTATAACGATAGATACCTTTGTTTATATTGTTGTAGATGGAGATCCTGTATGGGGAAGCCTTCCGCTTGTAACTGACATGGTGATATGTTCTAAGAACCTACAGGCTGAGTCTTATGGACTAAGAGGGTACTTCATGCAGTTTGAGTTAGAGAATACCGCAACTAGTAGGGTACAGTTGTATAATGTGCAGTCAAGTATTTTCAAAAGTAATCCTTAAAAATTCACTACCTTTGCAGTATGTATATACGAAAGTTAGAGCATAGCGACTACGACGATATATTATCTAAGTGGTGGAAGGACTGGAGATGGTCAGCACCTCCTAGGGATTTCTTGCCAGAGGATGCTACAGGGGGTCTAATTATATATGACGGAGAGGTTCCAGTTTGCGCTGGATTTGTCTACATGACAAACTCTAAGGTTGGATGGGTTGAGTTCATTGTCTCAAATATGGAGTACAAGGATAAAGAGAATAGAAAATTATATCTATCAACTCTTATTAACTCGCTAGGAAATATACTAAAGAACGTAGGGGCAAAGTACACGTACGTGTCTCTAAAGAACGAGAGTCTAATAAAAATATACGAGGAACTTGGTTACGTAAAGGGATCCCAGGGATGTTTAGAAATGATAAAACAATTATAGAATGGCAGTAGTAACAGGAACAGTTATAGGTGCGGTAGGAACATTAACCTCAGTAGGCATGAACCTATCGGCAGCTGCTCAGCAGTCAAAGGCTCAGTCTGCAGCAGAGCAGGCAGCCGCAGATGCTGCAGCAAAGGCAGAGGCAGAGTACCAGAGAGAGTTTGCAGGTGGCGTACAGCTACCAATGGAGGCGTACCAACAGGCTGGAAGAGAGGGAACAGCACAGCAGATGCAGGCTCTACAGGCACTACAGGAGTCTGACACACGGTCACTTGCTGCAGGTGTTGGCAAGGTTCAAGCAGCAGCTACTGCAGCTCAGACTGGAATCACAGAGCAGATGAGGGAGGACCTTTTTGCGTTAGAGTCTACTCAGATGCAAGAGAAGATGGCAAATAGGGACCAGATAGCTAGGATGAATGAGGAACGTGCTAGAGGAGCACAGGTAGCTGCAGCAAATGCACAGGCAGCTAAGACAGGTGCTATATCTGGAGTTGCTAGTTTAGGTGAGCAGATTGTAAAGGCTGCTCCTTTGTTTAAAAAGGGACCTAAAGAGACTTTCTCTGCTTCTGAACTAACTGCACGTGGATTTAAGTCGCAAGAAGCTCCAGTTGCAATTAGTGGTGCTGGTACTATTAGAACTCCAGTAGTTTCATCTTTTAGTTCTGTAGAAAACCCAATGGGATATAATTATCCTGCTACGACTAGTGGGTTTGACTTATCATCACTTAAAATACCTACAAGATAAATGGAATACTACGGATATAAGGACAGAGGTGAGGCAGGTAACCCTATAGTTGACTGGGGTAAGATTGCAAGCGACCTTACACAGAATCTAACAAAGATTGAAGAGGGTAGGGAGGCAAAGCGTAAGGAAATCGATGAGGTAACCCAGGGTTTTGTTGAAGAGATTAATAAGGTTGATGCTGGACATAGCCAGTCTATGGGTACGTTTATTCAGGACGCGGCCAACTCTACCAAGCAGTACACTCTAATGCAACAGAAACTTCTTAAACAGGGCAAGATAGACCCTAACCAGTACAAGATGAATCTTCAGAATCAGAAGGACTCCTGGGGTGCATTTACTGGCGTTACTAAGAACTGGAACGCTAACTACGACAGGTTTGTGGACATGCAGAACAAGGGACTAGTTGGGCAGCAGGCTGCAGATATGATGGAGTACCTTGGTAGTATGCAGGACTGGCAAAAAAAGAAGGCATTCATAGACCCTGCTAGTGGTAATCTATACGTTGCTGAGTACGACAAGGATGGTAAGATAGATACTAGAAACTTTCAGCCACAGAGCGCAACTGGTTTCTTAAAGATGGTTGGAGATCCTGCACAGAAAGTTAATGTAACCGCTGAGGTTGCTAAGAATAGCAAGATAGCAGAGTTCAAGAAGATGACTGCTGGAATGATGGTATCAGATCCAACAGCAAGACCAGAGTACACAAAAATGGCAGACCAGGTTGCTAATAGTGTTCTATCAACAGATAGGGCAATTGGAAGCGTACTGATGGACACTGTGGGTGGATATAAGAGCACATTTCAGGTAGATCCTAAACTATATAATCCAGAAGAAAAGAAGGCCGCAGATGAAGGAAAACTAATCGTGTATAAGAAGGATGGTTCTGGAAACTATAACCCAGCTGACTTTACACAAGCACAGATGGAAGAGGCTAGAAAGGCTGTTAAGGACAACCTAAGGTCACAGCTTGGATACGAGGCAGAGCCTATTAAGACTACAAGTAGTGGACGTGGTGGATCTGATAAAGGACTTACAGAAGCACAAAGATTAGCTCAGGAGGCTAAACGACCTCAACTTGGAGATGTTTTACCAATAAAAGATACAGCAAATAGAATTGTTGGAGCACAGTTAGGTATTCAAAACGTACCTATAAAGAGAGGTCCTGGAGTTGTAGATGAAATAACTAAACTACAGATTAGAAATGGTAAGTTACAGATGGACTATATTACATATGAGGGTTCAGAGTCTATTACTGAAGATAACTATAGAGAGACTGTAAAGAAACAAACAAGCCATACAATAGGTCAAGATAACCCTGCTTTTTCTACTAAGTTAAGAGCTACAGGATTTAATTCAGCAACTGAAGCTAGAGAGTATCTTAAGAGTCAGTCAGGACTAGTTGATTTGAGGAAGGGCGCTGCTAGTTCAGGTACACAGTCTGATTTTAATTCAAAGTGGGCTAAATTAAAGAAAGGTCAATCATTAGTAGGTCCTGACGGGAATACATACACAAAAAAATAATAAATGGAAGAAAATAATTTCGTACCGCCATCTGACGCAGTTGTAACTAAGTCTAAAAAAAGTAACTTTGTTCCTCCAACAGACGCTATAGTAAAAAAAAAAGTAGATTCAAAGCCTCGTTCTCAAGAGGAACTGTGGGGATCAGACTCACAACCTCAAGATCTGTATACTTCTTTGGCTACAGGCGCACAGGAACCTCAACAGGTTTCGGATGGTTTAGGTGGGCCGCCTAAAATGAAAACATTTACTGGACTTACACCTGAAGAACAACAGACTCTTCAGGCTAAACCTGCTGAAAAAAAGCCAGTAATAAATAAAGAAATTCAAGAAAAAATAATAAAAGCTGAATTTAAGCCTAAGGAGTATAGAGACGCAGGTTCTAGATTAATAGATAAATTAGCTACTGGATCTTCTCAATTAGGAGCTACACTTGCTACTATTCCTGAATACGGTTATGAATTATCTGTTGCTCCTCAAAAATTTATAGCTGAAATATTTAATATACCTTCATTAAACCCAGATACAGAAGAGTTTAAAAAACAAGCAGATTCAAGGAATGCTGTTAAGAACTACTATCAAAAAGAAGTATCAGACTTAAAAGAAAAATCAACACAATTAGACCAACAATACTCTCAAGGAGTTTATGACTCGTTTATTAATGGAGATTATACTGCAGGATTCGAACAGTTAACCAATAGTTTTACTGAGTCTTTACCTACTACTGCAGCAATTATGGTTGGCGGAGCTTATGCAAAGGCTCCTCAGATATTGGCTGCATCTACAATGTTGTTTGGTACTGAAAAAAGTGAACAACTAAGAAAAGAAAACCCAGAGCTTACAGCAAATGCTAGAATAGCTAACTCTTTGGCATCTGGATTCGCTCAAGCAATTACAGAAACAATAGGATCCGCAAGTATTGGATCTGCTGCAAAGGCTCTAGTAGCAAGAGAGGGAGAAAAGAAGTCTATATCTATTCTAAAGGATGGACTAATAGATTATTACAAATCATCTTTAAAAAAAGTACCACTAACAGCGGCTGCTGTAGGTGAGGGAGTAGAAGAGTGGAGTAGTCAAGTTGCTGAGAATGCAGTTGACGTAGCTACTGGAGTAAAGCCACAAGATTATAATGTGTTTGAAGGAGGTTCAGACGCATTACTAGGAGGTGTATTCGGAGGTATTGTCTTTGGAGCTGGACTAACTGGTATAAAGAATACTGTTAACTACCAAGATAGAATGAAGATAAAAGAAAATAATAAAAATATTTTTAATCTTCAATCTCAACTAGAGAACCAGTCTATTACTCCTGAAATAAAAGATGAAATAGATTCTAAAATAGAACAATTAATTCTTGAAAATAAGAAGTACGTTCAAGATGATGTTTCTAAAATAGAGTCATTACCTGATGATGTAAAAGAAAAACTAGTTTCTTCTACAAATAAAATAGACGAGCTTACTTCTAAGGCTAAAGAAATAAATAGTTCAGATGAAATAACAATTGAAACTAAGGCAATACTACTAGAAGGATTAAAAAAAGAGGCTGTTGAAAATGTTGAATTAAAAAATTCAATACTAAACGATACGTATGTTGAAGATAGAGCAGTAGAAGAGGTTGAAATAAAACCATCAGAGCAGAAGGTAACAGACGTTATAAACAGACCTGCCACCCTTGAGTCACAGGCTGGTGTTAAGCTAGAGACTCCTATCGATGGTGACGTGTACCAGGAGGGTCAGAGGGTTATATTCGAGGACAAGAACAAGAAGATATACGACCTTGGAAATATCGATGAGATATCTGACAAGACCGTAGAGGAACTAGGAATTAAGCCACAGGAGGAGATAGTAAGCGTAACTCCAGAGGGTAAGGTTAAGGTAGGAGAGAACGAGTGGAACATGCAGTCTGATTTACCAAACTATGGTATCGAGTATGACAATGACGGTAATGTTAAGGCTGTGTCCCTAAAGGATGACGCTGGAAAGACCGTAATGTACGAGGGACAGGTTGCTGAGGACGCTGCGTATCAGGTTCTACTAAAGCAGACAGAGACGCCAGAACAGAGACAAGCTATAAACGAAATATTAGAAAACGATGAAGAACTCAATCGACAACTTAGAGAGGCTGAAGAAGCTACCCAAGCAACAGCAGTTGAAGTTACTGAGCCAGGTGCTCCAAAGACTCAAGCAGAACAGTACTCCGAAGAGTTAGACAAGACTAAGGAGTCTGATCCAGAGGCCTACTGGTCCGTAAGTCCAGTATCTGCAGAAGACGCAGCAAAGGGAACCATTATAGATACACCTGATGGTGCCGCTATAGTTAAGCCTGACGGTGACATCGCTGGATTGTTTAAGAAGGCCACATCAAAGGCCAAGGGAGTTGCACAGGATCTACTAAAGAGAGCGATAGCTGCTGGTGGTAAGAAGCTGGACAACTTTGACACGTACCTTACGCCACAGTACATTAAGGCTGGATTCAGGGTTGTATCTAGAGTTCCTTTTAGTTTGGAGTATGGAGTTCCTGCTGGTTATAACAAAGAAAAGCACGGCACACCAGATGTGGTTGCAATGGTCTACGACCCAGAGGGTAAGCTAGACATAGAGGAGAAGACCTTTGATGACTACGACGAGGCTATGGCTTACAGAGACTCGTTTTTAGAGCCATCCATCGACACGGAGCTTGAGGGCCTAGCAAAGCTATTTGATGAGAGTGAGAAGGGCTTTAGAGAATCACAGGTTGACAACGCTAAGGAGGCACTAAAGGGAATACTTCCTGGTGTTGAGTTTATTGTTCACGAGACTAACGAGGCGTATAAGAAGGCCGTAGGAGATAGCTCTAGTGGTACATATATAATGTATTCAAATGGAGACAAAGTAATTCACATAAACAAACAGAAGGCCAACGGCAGGACTGTTGCTCACGAGGTCTTCCATGCTGTGATCTTAGACAAGATAAAGGGTGACAAGGCTGTTCAGGAGATAACCGCCCGTATGGTTGACGCTGTCTACAAGACCGCAAGTCCAGAGTTAAGGGCTGAGCTGGACGCGTTCGCTGCAAGGTACACAGACAAGACTATCAGGGATGAGGAGAGACTTGCAGAGTTAATCGGTATCATAGCTGATGGGTATCCAAAGATGTCTCCAGCTAACAAGAGTATAGTTAAGAGATGGTTAGAGGCACTGGCTAAGATGTTTAGAATCAAACCATTTAAAGACAACGAGGTAATAGACTTACTCAACACACTAGCTGGGAAGATATCCACTGGTGAGGTTATTAGTGAGAATGATATTAAGGCTATAACTGAAGGTGCTTCTACATATATTTCAGTGCCTACACTTATAAAAAGATTTCAAAAAACAAAGGAAGAAAAAGTAGAGGTTGGTGATCATGAATTGTCATTCGTCAAAAAATCTGATCTAATAGATATGGATTCTTTAATGAAAGATATATCTGATAAAAAAGAAAAGGTTTGGTTCTGGGTTGCAGATCAATTAGGAAGAGGAAACTATTCTGATAAAACCATAGGCAAGGAACATTATTTAGATGCTGGTCCTTCATTTGCATTAGATCCTATTAATAGAGATAAAAATGTAATATGGGCCACTGGTAAAAATGAAAATGAAATAAATAAATTAATAGGAAAATCAGATTATATATTTATTATTAGTGGTTCTCCTATTAAGAGTAAATTATTTAATAAAAGTATTATTGATATTGTAGCTAAAAGAGCTGGAGATTTTGATACGTTTAAAAAAGATGTACTAGAATCATCTAAAATAAAATCTATAAATGAAATACTTTCGTCTATAAATTCTTGGGAAGAGTTAAAGAACTCAGTAAAAAGAAAAGATTTCTTATTAGCTGTACAAGATCAAAAAGAAAAGAATACTCCATTAAAAAATACATTAGAAAAATATAATTCTATTGTAGATCTAAATGAACTTAGAGATGGATTTTATGCAGATAATAATTTTGATTTAAACGATATAATGTTGGTATTAAAACCAACTGGATTTGGAGGAAAGTCTAATCATTCTACATATGAGAATGATATATTAGGTGATGTTGTTGGAGTTCCAGATATAAAGGTTAATGCATTTGATATAATGCCTACTGAAGTTAAGGATAAATATAAGGAGTTAAGCAAGTCAATGCAACAGCAAGTAGTTGCCCCTTATGGAATTGGTGTAAAAACTATTCAACGCTCACAGTTAACAGAAGAGAAAGTATTGAAAGATAATCCAGAATTAAAAACAACAAAAGTTGTTGATAATAATGGTAATCCATTAATTGTTTACCATGGAACAAACGAAGATAATTTAAAGTTTAGAGATGCAGATGCGTTTTTTTCTGGAAATAAAGAATATGCTTCAGGGTATGGAAAGAATTTAGTTAAAGCGTATTTAGATGTAAAAAAATTATTTGTAATTACAGAAGAACAAGCTGATGCTGGAGTTGATCCAACACCAAAAGGATACGATGGATTTGCTATTAAATATGATGACGGAACTTATGATTATAGAGTTAAGTCTGCGTCTCAAATAAAAATAATAGAACAACAAGAAATAAAACGCTCACAGGAAGTAACTAAAAGACTACAACAGGCCAAGACTATAGAAGAGATCGTTAGGATAGCCAAGGAGGCAAAGTACTCTGACGCTGCTATATCCGCGTTCCTAAAGGCTAAGGGGTTCTCTGCAGAGGAGTCTACTAACGCTATACTGGGATACAACAAGAAGAATATAGAGGCTCGTCAAAAAGAAGAAGGAATATTCACAAGAGAGGGAAGGAATAAAGTAATATCTTCACTGTCTAGTTTTAAAAGAAAGTTCTTATCGGCTAGATCGTTCTTAGGAAAGACCACGTTTATAGCTAAGGAAGGGATAGAGGCTGGAATAAAGGCTCAGTCTAAGATAGCCTCTTACCTAGTTAGCGACCTAGACAACGCGATCAAGAAGTACGACGGTGACAAGGAGAAGATTATATCTGACTTCGACAAGTTCATTAGAGGAGAGAAGGTAAGCCTTCCAGACAACTTTCTAGAGATAGGAAACGCAATGAGAGCTCACATAGACAAGCTGTCTTACGAACTAATTAACTCTGGAGTAGTTGACCAGGCTGAAAATATTAAGAAGAACATCGGAACCTATCTGACTAGATCATACGAGGTCTTTGATAAGAAGGACTGGGCCAAGATGGTAGACGAGGAGACCTTGCAGGCTGCAAGAAACTTTCTAAAGAAACAGCTACTAAGCGAGGCCATGAAAGAGGCCAAGGCTAGTGGACTAGACGTTGATTTAATACTAGAGAAGAAGGTTAATCAGGCAATAACTGACCTAATAAACAGAGAGGGAGCACAATCATTTGTGGCCTCTGGAAAGACTGGATCTAAGGACGTGTCAATACTGAAACAGAAGACAGACATTCCACTAGAAATTAGAGCGCTTATGGGCGAGTACACTGACCCAGCTCAGAACTACTCTAGGACTATATTTAAGGTTGCATCGCTAATAAACAATGCCAAGTTCTTAAAAACAGTAAGGAACAACGGAATAGGTGTGTACCTGTTCGAGAAGAACGACATCAATAGACCTAAGGAGTTTGACACTCTAATTGCTGCAGAGGGAAGCGAGACGATGAATCCGTTGAATGGATTGTACACAACTAAGGAGATAGCTGAGTCGTTGAAGGAGTCTGCAGGTATCTTGAATGCTATCGAGGTAGCTCTTCCATACTCAATCTCAGGAACTGTAAAGAGTACCTACGAGTACTACATGAAGCTGCTTGGAGGCGTTAAGTGGTTGAAGACTATAGCATCTGTAGGGACTCACTTTAAGAATGTATCTGGTAACGTAACATTCATGTTGGCAAACGGGTACTTCAAGCCAGACGCATACAGACAGTCTGCCAAGGCTATCTATAACGACTTCCTTAAGAAGACAGACCAGGAGCTTAGAGACAAGATGCAGGAGTACATAGAGGCTGGTATTATAGATCAGAGCGCTGTGCTTGGTGAGTTGAGGTCTATGTTTAAGGAGGAAGATTTTGATAAAACTTTTGAGAGAAGGATGAATAGTGAGAAGCTAAACTCAACTAATAGATTTATAGACAGGGTTAAGAGGCTAGGTAAGAAGGGTGCTGAACTTGCGCAGAACGCGTACCAGGCTGAGGATGACTACTTTAAGATAGTGTCGTACGAGACCGAGAAGAACAGGTACGCTAAGGCTATGTTTAGAAACGACTACTCTAAGCTGTCAGAAGCTGAACAGAGTGAGGTTAAAGATCGTGTTACAGAGATAACTAAGAACGTGCTTCCTAACTATGGAAGGGTTCCTGGAGCTGTTAAGTTGGTCAAGGCGTTCCCTGTTGTTGGTACGTTTATTTCGTTCCAGACAGAGGCACTAAGGACAGCATACAACATTGTTAACCTGTCTGTTACTGAATTAAAGTCAAGTAACCCAGAGATTAAAAAGATTGGAGCCTTGAGGATGTCAGGTATCATAGCGTCTCAGGCCATTAAGTACGGTGTGATGTACCTAATAGGAGGGTCAATGTTAGGAGACGATGACGACGAGAAGAAGGAGAGTGCTAAGAGATTTGTTGCTCCATGGTCCAAGAACTCAAACGTGCTAATAACTAAGGAGGGTGATGGTAAGTTTAGCTACATCGACTTTAGTGCATCCGATCCGTTTGGAGGTATAGTTAAGCCATTGAACGCTGCTATGCAGGGTGAAGACTTATTGGATGGGTTCATTCAAGGTACAAAGGAGCTGGTGTCTCCGTTCACTAATCCAGACATCTTAAAGTCTATGTTCACAGAGATATCAGAGAACAAGGACTCATATGGAAACCAGCTTTACAACCCATCTGACACGTTTGAAGTTAAGTCATCTGCCATACTGTCAAGAGTTTATAAGACGTTTGAGCCAGGTACTGCGACATCTATCAGAAAGATATCTAAGTCTGATTCACCACTAAATGAGATGGCTGGTCAGTTTACTGGGTACAAGGAGAATGATATAGACCTTGCCAAGCAGTTCTCATTTAAGATTTCAGACATGAAGAAGATGGAGGTTGAGACCAGGAACATATACAACAGGGCCTTTAGAAAGTTTGAGAACAAAGAGATTACAGATGCTGAGTTAGAGGCTGCTTACAATCAGTCAAACAAGGCTACCATTGACACGTACAAGGAGCTCAAGAAGGACTACGACGCTGCAATCTTCTTTGGCACAGACTACAAGGACCTTAAGGAAGAGATGAAGAGATCTAAGGTTTCAAAGGATGTTATTAGAGGAATAACTACTGGAGACTTTAAGGACTTAAAGAAGAAGGAGGGTATAGAGACTGACGCAGAGCTGAAGGCTAGAAACCCTAGAGTATTTGCAAAGATAATGGCCTTTAGAGCTAGACGTAAAAAAGCCCAGTAAACCTGGGCTTAATGTCTTTAAAGTGGTTGTTTGGTTGAGATCTCGTACTTCGCTGGGTCTATTATCAGCTTCAGAAGGATGAACAGCTGCTCTGCCTCAGAGTAGTCGATCCTACCCTTCTCGTTGAACCTGACAACCAGTCCGTTGCCGTCGTCTTCAATCTTTAGTGCCACCTCTCCCCTCACGTGGTCAGACCACTGTGAAGCGTAGCTCCTGCTTAGCGTGTGCACGTTGTCGTTTACTACCTCGTAGTCGTAGTCGTAGTTATCATCTACAAATATCTGCTTTTTCATATAATTCGTATATTGAGTTTGTTGTTTTGAAT